CAGCAGTTCGGCAGGCACGCCCTTGTCTGCGGCCACCTGGGCCTTGAGCATCTGAGACTGCAGGCGCTCGTTCTCCTGGCGGAGTTTGTCGAGCTGCTCTGCCTGCTTCTGGCGCACCCACCCTCAATTTCTGACCTAAATGTCCGATTTCGACCCTGAAATGCCGCCCAGGTGGCGGTTTCACCAACCGAAGCCCAGGAGGCACGGATGGCAGCACGAAAGCCCGCTGGACCGATGCTACGCGCGGTCAACAAGGCGATTCGCGGGATGCATTGGCTCACCGAGGCCGATGAAGCCGCGGTGGCGCAGGCGCGTCAGTACGCGCGGCTGATCGACGAGGCCGTCGAGACCGACGATGTCGCTGGTGTCCGCAAGACTGCCGGCTGGCTCGGCCCCCATTTGACGGGTCTGCTCAAGCAGTTGGGCGGCACGCCGGAGGGTCGTAAGTCGTTGGCGGTCGAGGAGAAGCGCGTGAAGGGCCGCCTCGCCGAGTTGCGTGCTGTGCGCGATGCCCAGCAGAGCGCCTGAGCTGCTCGGGACTGAGGCTCCACGACTGTTCACCCCGCCGCAGCGCGATCTGACTCCGCAGACGTCGGCCGGGTTCACGTTCATCGACTTCGCCGAGGATGTGCTCGGGCTGACGTTGCTGCCGTGGCAGAAGTGGCTCGCCGTCCACGCGCTGGAGTTGCGCGACGACGGCCGGTTCCGGTTCCGCACGGTGCTCGTCCTGGTCGCCAGGCAGAACGGCAAGTCGACGTTCCTGCAGGCGCTGCTGTTGTGGCGGATGTGGGCTGACCGGATCCCGATGGCGTTGATCGCGGCGCAGTCGCTGGAGAAGGCCGAGGAGGTCTGGGCCGGCGCTGTGGAGATGGCGCAGGGTTCCCCGGAGTTGGCGGCCGAGATGCTCGAGCCGATCCTGGCCGCGGGCAAGAAGGAGCTGCGGACGACGTTCGGGTCGCGCTGCAAGGTGCAGACGGCGAACCGTAAGGGTGGCCGCTCACTGTCGGCCGACCTGATCCTGCTTGACGAGCTGCGCGAGCATCAGACGTGGGACGCCTGGTCGGCCGTGTCGAAGACGACTATGGCCCGTAAGAACCCGCAGACGTGGGCGACGACGAACGCCGGCGACGATCTGAGCATCGTGCTCAACGATCTGCGGGAGACGGGGCTGCGGCAGATCGAGGATCCGGCGACGGACTTCGCGATCTTCGAGTGGTCCGGCGCCGACGACTGTGACCTGGACGACCGGCAGGCGTGGGCGCAGGCGAACCCGTCGCTGGGCCGCACGATCGCCGAGGAGTCGATCGCGGCAGCCAAGACCACCGACCCTGAGTGGGTGTTCCGCACCGAGGTGTTGTGCCAGCGGGTGAACCTGGCGGCGGTGTCGCCGTTGCCGCGCTGGCCGCATGTGCGTGAGCCGGGTTCTACGGCCCCTGTGGGCGCCCCTACGGGCTTCGCGGTGGATGTGTCGTGGGATCGGTCACGGGCGTGGATCGGCGCCGCTGTGCGCCTTCCTGACGGCCGTACGCATCTTGAGGCTGTCGCCAGCGATGAGGGCACCGAGTGGGTGTTGCCGCGACTGCGTGAGTTGTGCGAGCGGTGGTCGCCGGTGGCGGTCGGTCTGCAGGCGTCCGGTGCTCCGGCGTCGACGTTGCTGGGTGAGCTCGAGGAGTTCCTCGACGTGCCGGTGGCGGCGATCGGCGGCGCTGATCTGGCGCGTGCGTGCGGGTCGATGTTCGACGCGGTGGCGAATGGCACGGTGCGGCATCCGGGTCAGGAGCCGATCGACTCCGCTGCCCGCCATGCGTCGATCCGGCCGCTGTCGGACGCCTGGGTGTTCGACCGTAAGCGTTCCCCGGTGGATATCGCCGGCCTGATGGCCGAGGCGATGGCGCTGTGGGTGTTGTCCACGATCAAGCCGAAGCCGAAGCGCACGGCACCGAGACGCATTAGATGACGAACAGGAAGGGGTCAGCGTGATTCCGTCGACCCCGGAGCAGTGGCTGTCGCTGCTCACCGCACGGTTGGATTCGCGGCAGTCGCGGCTTTCGGCGTTGCGTGACTACCTGGCCGGCAACCCGCCGCTGCCTGAGGGCGCGGTCAACGACGAGACCGCCTACCGCGACTTCCAGTTGAAGTCGCGGACGAACTTCGCCGAGCTGGTGGTGGATGCTGTCGCCGAGCGGATGCGTGTCGGCGGCTTCCAGGTGGGTACGACAAGCGACGACGACGATGCGGCGCGTGCTGTGTGGCGCGAGAACATGCTCGACGTCGGTAGCGCCGACATTCACCGCGACATGATGGCGGTAGGCGTTGCGTATGCGGTGCTGACCGGCGATCGCCGCGTGATGGTCGAGGCGCCTGAGTTCTGCATCACCGATGACGATCCGCGCACGAAGTTGCCGCGGGCCGGGCTGATCGTGTGGCGGGACACGGCCGCCGGCATGGACTATGCCGATCTGCTGCTGCCGCGTACGGTGCAGCGGTTCTCCCGCGAGATCCCCGACTCGCAGATGCTGGTGGCGAAGGGCTCGTTCCACGCCCCGGCGGCAGGTGACTTCTTCAGCGCGAACCCGATCGAGGTGACACGGTCGTGGAATCAGGGCCAGTGGGAGCCTGAGACTGCGCCGATGATTCACGGCTACCGCGAGGTGCCGATCGTGAAGTTCGCGAACCGTGACGAGGTCGGCGAGTTTGAGCGGCACACGGATCTTCTCGACCGGATCAACTGGGGGCTGTTGCAGCGTCTGGTGATCACGGCGACGCAGGCGTGGAAGCAGCGCGCGATCAAGGGTGAGTTGCCGACGCATGACGCCGAGGGCAACGAGATCGACTACGGTGCCGTGTTTGCCCCCGGCGCCGGCGCGCTGTGGACGCTGCCTGACGGTGTCGACATCTGGGAGTCGTCTCAGACTGACATCGGCCCGATCCTGACGGCGATCAAGGATGACATTCAGCACCTCGCGGCGGTGACCCGGACGCCGATGTCGACGTTCATGCCCGGCGGGGAGAACCAGTCGGCCGAGGGCGCTGCGTTCGCCCGTGAGGGTTTGGTCTTCAAGACTGAGGATCGGATCGCGCGGGCGTCGAGTGCGTGGGACCGGCTGATGCGGCTGGTGCTGGACACCGACGAGGTGGTCACGAAGTGGCTGCCGGCCGAGCGTCAGTCGCTGGCCGAGCGCGGCGATGCCGCGAGCAAGGCGCAGGATCTGCCGTGGCGTACCCGTATGGAGACGATCTGGCAGTTCTCCGGCGAGGAGATCGACCGGATGGAGGCCGAGCGGGCCGCTGAGGCTGACGCCGTCGTGCAGCCGCCTAAGCAGCGCCAAATCCGTACCGAGACAGACGAATCCGGCCGCTAAGGCCCGGCCACCTAAGACCACCCGTCACACGGCGGGTTTGGCGCCCCTGGAGGGCGTTGTTCACCGACCCTGGAGGTCATCGCACCATGTCCGACGCAACCCCGACGAACGAACAGTCACAACCCGCGGAGCAGCCGCTCGAGCCTGCTCCGACGCCCGCCCCGGCGCAGGCCGCCGAGCCGAGCAAGCAGCAGACGTTCGACGCCGAATACGTCGCGAAGATCCGCGCCGAGGCGGCCAAGTACCGCACGGAGGCCAAGGCCAACGCCGAAGCCGCCAAGCGTCTGGCTGAGATCGAGGAATCGAACAAGACCGAGGCGCAGAAGCAGGCAGAGCAGCTCGACAAACTCCGCCAGGAGAACGAGCGCCTGCAGTCTCAGATGCTCAAGGCCCAGGTGGCCGCAGACAAGGGCGTGCCTGCCGAACTGCTGTCCGGCACCAGCGAGGACGAACTCGTCGCTTCTGCCGAGCGCCTCTTGGCGTTCCGTGGTCAGCAGGCCGCCCCGGAGTACGGACGCAGTGCGGACGCATCTCCGACCAAACCCAAGCAGTTAACCCGTGCCGACATGTCGCGCATGACGAACGATCAGATCGTCAAGGCGGATGAGGCCGGACTCTTCGACGACCTGAAAGCAGGCCGTCTCTAACCCCAAAGGAGGACAGCCGTCATGGCCGTTCAATACTTCCAGCCGGAAATCTGGAGCGCACGTCTGCTCTCCAGTCTGAAGAAGGCGACCGTGTACGGTGGCGTCTGCACCCGTGAGTACGAGGGTGACATCCGCGACTCCGGCGACACGGTTCGCATCACCTCGATCAGCCGTCCGACGATCGGCACCTACACCAAGGGCAGCACGACCGTCACCCCCGAGCAGCTGACCGACGCGCAGCGCTCGCTGCTGATCAACCAGGTGAAGTACTTCGCCTTCGAGGTCGACGACGTCGACTACCGCCAGGTCGCCGACGGTGGCGCGCTGATGAACGAGGCCGCCGCTGAGGCTGCCTACGGTCTGGCCGACACCGCCGACCAGTACATCGCCGGCCTGTACGGCGATGTCACCAACACCATCAGCACCGTGTCGATCACTTCGGCCACCCTCGCGGTGGACGGCATCGCCGATCTGATGGTGAAGCTCGACGAGGCGAACGTGCCGAAGGCCGGTCGCTACGTCATCGTCCCGCCGTGGTACCACGGTCTGCTGGTGCAGTCCGACATCCTCGCCCCGGTGGACGCCAGTGGTTCTTCGGAGACGCTGCGCAACGGTCTCGTCGGTCGCCTGTTCGGCTTCGACGTGCTGGTGAGCAACAACGTCCCCGTGATCACCGGCGACGACTACGCGGTGCAGGCCGGCGTGCCGGGTGCGATCGCGTTCGCCGAGCAGATCGTCAAGGTCGAGGCTTACCGCCCCGACGACTCGTTCTCCGACGCCCTGAAGGGGCTCCACGTCTACGGCGCGAAGGTCATCCGACCCGACGCCGCGGCCGTGATGACCGCGTCGAAGACCTGACGACTAGCGGCGGCCCCGGTGCAACCTCTCTGCGCCGGGGTCGCCGCTACCCCTGTACCTGCCACCTGTCCACCACACGATGCGTTAGGAGCATCCAATGGCACGTTCCGAAGTCACCATCACCACGCTTGCGGGCAACACCTGGGGCGCACAGCCGACGGGCAACGACCTGGACCCGACCAACGGCCACGTCATCACCCCGACCTGCCCGGTCAACGAGCTCGTGATCGAGATCACCCACACCACCGCGTCGAGCAAGAACGTCACCGTGCTCGCCGGCGACAACCCGCCCGCGAACGCCCAGGGCGCGGGCAACCTCGTTGAGGCGTTCGGCGCTGGGGACTCCACCCCGGTCGTCAAGCGGATCGTTCTCGACTCGTCCCGGTTCCTGCAGAACGACGGAACCATCAACATCGACGTGGCGTCCGGCGCGACCGGCAAGATCCGCTGCTTCAAGGTTTCGCGTATCTGATGGCGAAGTACAAGTTCGTCGCCAGCGGCAACGTCTACGACGTGGATCTGGACGCCTCTGGCCCGAAGCAACGCGAGAACTACGAGTTCCGAATCGCCGCCGGCGAGATGGTGCTCGTGGATGAACCGAAGAAGCCTGCCGCGAAGAAGGCGGCCCCGTCCGCCGACGACGCGGACGGCGAGCAGTAAGCACCCCTGGAGGGCACGATGGCGTTGGCCGAACTGGCGACCCCCGCGAGGGTCGGCAAGTACCTGGCGCAGACGGTCACCGACCTGGAAACGGTCGACGATGACTCGCTGCAGCAGGCTTGCGACGACGCCAACGCCGTCGTGCTCGACCATCTGATGCGCCCGTCGTTGACGGGTTTGTCGGAGGAGGTGCAGGCGGCGGTGGTGTTCGTGGCGACGAAGGTCGCTGCGCGCATCTACCGCAACCCGTCGGAGTTCACTGTGGAGACGTTCGGCGAGGCGTCGCACACTTATGTGGATCCGCGGATCCTGACCGGCGACGAGCGCGCCCAGTTGCGGCGTGCCCGGTCGGCGCGGGTCGTGCGTGGCCCGATCCAGACGCTGGGCAGCACCAATGCTTGAGTCGTCGGTGACCGGCGCTGACGGCGTGACGCGCAGCCTCGAGGAGATCATGGAGCGCGTCGACCTCCGCAAGTTCTACGGCGGCCCGGTGGCGTCACTGTGGCACAAGCGGCAGAAGATCGTCTTCGACGAGCGACTCACGCCGTTGAGCGAAGAGACTGTGCGGATCTGGAAGAAGCGTACGCCGATGGTCACGACCGGCGCGCTGCGCACGGCGACGACGAAGTACACGCCCATCAAGGCCGACAGGGACACGGCGACGTTCGGTATCCCGAAGGCCAACCGCGTGAAGTGGATCGGTGTCATGCACGCCACGAAGACCGGGTCGAGGCCGAAGCGTGACGTCGTCCCGAACTGGTCGCGTGCCGAGAAACTGGTGATCCTCGACAAGATGACCGACTGGATCATGCGCGGAAAGATCCAGGCGCAATGACCTCCGGGCACGAGGCCGTCAAGGCCGACCTTGTGGCGCATCTGAGCGCCAATATCGGCGACTGGGTGGATGTGGTCGCGGTCGACAGTTGGCCGCCCGCACCGGCCTTGGTGGCCGCTACAGACATCCTCCCGGTCGACGAGGACAAGCCGTGGCCGTGCGTGCTGGTGTCGACGACGAGCATGAGCACCACCACCCGTGACGCCGGCGTCGGCTCGGGTGTGTTCATCGGCGACTACGGCGTCCGCGTGACGGTGGCTGTCCGCACCCCGAAGTCGAAGGATTTCGACCAGGCGGCGGTCGGCCGCGATCGGCTGCTGGCGGCGGTGCGGTATCTGCTGCTGTCAAGCCCGAAGGCCGGCGACGACTGCGCCGTGCTGACCGCTGACTTCTCCGAGCAGACCGACCCGGTGGCCGTCGACGCGAAGGGTCGGCCTGTCGCCGTCGGCACGTTGACGCTGACGGTGCGGCACACCGAAACGGTCCCCGACCTCGCCGAGTACGGCACCGCCGACGCGGCGATCGTCGAGTTGGGTGTGACCGACGCCGACGGGTCGCTGTTCACGAACCAGCACTACGACGCCGAGTCCGTCTACGACGATCCCGCAGACGGCTACGACGGCGGCACCGAGTGGCCTGCAAAGCCGTAAGTCAACCATCCCCCTCCAACCCCCGATAGAAGGGCTGTCCCATGTCAGCACGGGTAACCGTTTCCACTCAGGCGATCGCCTCCCCGCCCCCGGGTGTGGTCGTCGACTCCGGTCAGGCGTTCATCGTCGGCCAGACGCAGCGCGGTCCGGCGCACGTCCCGACCCGCATCTTCGGCCTGGCCGACTTCCGTGCGGTGTTCGGTGAGCGTTCCGGCGGCACCGACCTGTACGACGTCGTCGCCAGCGCGTTCAAGGAAGGGCTCGGCTCGGCGTACATCCTGCGCGCTGTCGGCCCGTCGCCGGTGAACGCCACCATCGGCCTGGACTCGGCGAAGATCGTCGTGACGGCGAAGGAGCCGGGCGCGTTCGCGAACGGCTGGACCGCCGCCTACACCAGCGCTTCCAAGACGATCACGCTGGTGAAGGGTGACACGACGGTCACCTACACCGGCACGACCGCCGCCGAGTTGCAGGCCGCTGCCGCCGTCGACCCTGACGTCGACGTGACGGTGACCAGCCTGCCGGCGTCGAACGTGTCCGCGACCGCGCTCGCGTCCGGCACCGACGACTACAGCAACGTGGTCATCGCGACCAGCCTCGCCTACCTCGACGCCGATCTCGGTGACGGTGCTGTGGTGTGGCCGGGCAAGGTGTCGTCCGCGACCGCTGCGGCGCTGCAGTCCCACTGCGAGGACACCAACCGGCTCGGCATCCTGAGCGTGGCTTCGGGCACCTCGCAGGCCAACGCGATCGCTGCCGCCGCCGCTGTCACCGACGGCGCGAACCTTGTGCTGGCATGGCCGCACGTCACCGTGTCGACGAACTCCGGCGACCTGACGATCGAGCCGACCGGGGTGGCGCTCGGTGCCCGTGCCCGTGCGCACGCCGCTGAGGGTCCGCAGGCGTCGCCGATCCGCGACATCTACGGCAAGGCCCAGTGGGTCACCGGCGTCGAGGAGGACACCACCGCTGCGGAGTGGACGTCGCTGAACAACGCCGCCGTGTCGGTGATCCGCACTTCCAACGGCAACCTGCGCCTGTACGGCTGGAAGACCCTCGATGCACCTGACGGTGTCACCAACCTGCAGGGCGCGCAGTTCCGCGACGTGATCAACCGCGTCGCGGTGGGCGCGCAGCAGATCGCCGACTCGTTCGTGGGCCGCACGATCGACGGCAAGGGTCAGGCGCTCGGCGAGTTCCGCGGGCAGCTGGTCGGCTTCCTGTCGGGCATGAAGGGCGCCTTCTTCGAGGGCGCCGACGACCCCGGCTACGTCGTGGATGTCGGGTCGGGTGTGAACAGCACTGCAAGCCTGGCCGCTGGCGAGATCGCCGCGGCTGTGGGTGTGCGCCTGGCGCCGACTGCCGAGTTCGTCACCATCGAGATCACCGCAACCGACGCCGCCGGCGCCATCTGAGGAAGGTAGACAATGAGCCGATTTGTCACACAGGACCGGATCAAGGTCACTGTGAGCAGTATGCCGGGGTCGTGGGCAACGATCGCCGGTCAGGAAGCCGAGCGGGAGAACGTCAAGTTGCGCCCCGGTGCCGGCGAACCGAAGCAGGTCGTGCACACGCAGCTCGAGTACGGCGACGTCACGGTGACGCGTCTGTTCGACGCTGACACCGACGCGGCGCTGCTCGCCCAACTGAACAAGGGCAACGCGTTCGCCGGTACGACGATCACCGAGCAGTACCTCGACGCCGACGGCAACGCCATCCCCGGCAGCCAGTCGATCCACACCGGGTGTGCGGTGCTGTCGTTCTCCGGGCCGGAGGGCGACGCCAACTCCAGCGACATGGGTTATCTGACGATCACCTGGTCGCGTGCGGGGGCCGAGTAGCCGATGAGCGCCACCGAGAGGGCCGACGAGTTCGGCGTGGTTGATGATCTGCCGGCAGCACCGACGGCGCTGGACTTCCTGCGCCAGGTGATGCAGGAGCGCCGCGCGGCTGACGTGCGGACTGTGAAGTTGCGGGACACCGCATCCCGCCCCGATCTGCTGCTGACCTGCCGCATCCCCCACGATGCACAGGAGACGGCGCAGATCATGAAGGCGGCCGAGGCGGAGGAGAAGAAGAAGAACTCCCCGCCCGGCGCCCTCATCCTGGCGTGCATGTCGCTGGCGCGGTTCTGCTCGCAGGTGTCGCTGCGTGGCAGGGATCTTGCTCCTGGCGACGGTGCGGCGTTCGCCTATCCGGAGTTGCAGGAAGCCCTCGGGGTGTCGGGTGCGTGGCGTGCGGTGCGGGCGTTGTTCGACGACGACTTCGCTGTGGTGCGCGTCTACGAGGAACTGATGCGGGCTTCGGGTATCGGGGCCAGTGTTGACGTTGCTGACGACGAGGACCCTACGTAGGGCCACCTGAGCGTTGGCCTGAGATTGAGCAGGCCGCGTTCGTGGCCCGTGTGTTCAGTATGGATCCGGTGACTGTTCTGGACGCCGACCGCGACGTGTACGAGATCCGTTTGGCCGCTGCGGTGGCTGCGGTTCGGCAGATGGAGAAGGAGGCGTCGGATGGCCGCTGACGAGATGCAAGTCAGGCTCACTGCCAAGGACGACCTCACCAAGGAACTGAAGAACGCGACGAAGCAGATCGCGAAACTTGAGGCGCAACTGAAGGATCTGGACGGCGCCACGGGCCCAGAGGCCGAGCGGGACATCCGCAAACTGACGACACAGTTGGACAGGGCGTACAAGCAGGTCAAGACGACCTCCGGTGCGGTGTCCAAACTGGACGAAGACCTCGACCAGATGGGCTACTCGGCGAAGCGTGCCGGCGACAAGATGTCCGGCATGGACCGGGAAATGGGCAAGGGCCAGTCGTCGATGATGGCGTTCGGCGGGGCCATGAAGAAGGGCGCCCTCGCGGCGACCGCCGCCGCCGCCGCCGCCGTCGGCATGGGCCTGGCGATCAAGAAGGCCGCGGAGTTGACGTGGCAGGCCGCGAACCAGGCCGCCCTGTACGAGAAGAAGGTGCGCCGCACCGACGTCGTGTTCGGCAAATACGCCGGTCGGGTGCGTCGCTGGGCCGACGAGTCGAACGAACTGTGGGGCAAGTCCATCGAGGACGTCGCCGCTATGGCCGCCGGTGTCGGCGACATCCTGAAGCCGCTCGGGTTCACGACGAAGCAGGCAACGAAACTGACCCTGTCGGTGGGTGATCTGATCCCGGCGCTGGCTGAGTGGAACACCGTCGGCATGGACGCCGAGCAGGTGTCCTACGCGCTGACTGCCGCCATGACCGGCGAGCGGGAGATGTTGAAGTCTCTCGGCATCGTCATCATGGAGGAGGACGTCGACGCCAAGGTCAAGGCGATGGAGGCGTCGGGCAAACTGACCGACGAGACCGACAAGCAGAAGAAGGCCATCGCGACGCTGAAGTTGGCGACCGAGGGTTCCGCCGACGCGCTGAAGTCGTACGCGGGCAACACCGACAGTGTGGGCCGCACGATGAACAGGGTCCGTGCCGCGGTTGCCGACCTGCGCGACTCTGGCCTGGAGATCCTGGCGGTGACGATCCGCGATCTGGCGTCCGCGTTGCGCGGCGACGGCAAGGGCTCCGCGTCGATGGTGCAGGACGCTCTCGACTGGATGATGAACAACCGGAAGGACATCGAGAAGGGGCTGCTGTCCCTGGCCGGCTACACGCTGAAGTTCGCGTCGGCGATCATGCGTATCGCGCAGGGCGCCACCTTCGCCTACGGTGTGCTGGCCGTGAAACTCGGCGGCATGATCAAGGTGCTGGGCCTGGTCATCCCCGGTCTGTCGGACTTCGGCGACCAGATGATTACCGCGGGTCAGGACGCCATCGACGCCTCGAGCGACATCGGCAAGGCCGCCGACGAGGCGAACCGGCTGGGCGAGAAGGCTCTGGGCGCGGCCAGTGACGTCGACGCGCTGAAGTCGTCGCTGTCGACGTTGAAGGAACAGGGCGCCACGTACGACGTCCAGGTCCGCTCCCGCAACACCCCTGTCGGCGGCGACACGACAGTGGCGATGGGTACTGGTTCGCTGGGCGCTGCCGGTCTGGCAGCCGCTCACGCGGGCTACAGCAGCGCGCTGGGCGGGCACAGCATCTTGTCAGGGGTTCGTGGTACGAACCTGGGCTCGGCGCAGTCCGATCACTTGCGTGGCCGTGCGATGGACATCCGCGGGCCGCGCCTCGGTGCCTACGCCCAGGTGGTGCGCCGCTCCGGTGGGTATGCGGCGATGCACGGCACCGGCGGTAACCGGCATCTGCATGTGGTGCCGCAGACACGGCGCCCGCAGCCGCAGATGGCAGGCGGTAACACGTTCCACGCCGACGTCACAGTGGTCAACCCGGGCGCCGAGATGGACATTCAAGGTGCTGTGGCCCGTGGGCTGCGGCAGGCGGCACGGCAGACGAAGGAGCGGGGATGATCGTCCGGTTGCCGTCGCGTACCGGCGACCGTTCACGTACACCCCGTCCGGCCGGGTATGTGCG